CAAATACTGATAATTCTTTATCAAAAGTTCATTGGTGTAATTTATTAACATATTTTTTTAATAGAAATTTAAAAAAATATAAATCAGATGCTAATATTTTAGATTATAATTATACTAAAATTCTTAATGTTGATATTTTAAAGTATGAAAATACTGGGTTTTATACTTGGCATGTTGATCATTTTTCAGAGATCCCTAGAACTATGAGTTGTATTTTACTTTTAAACAATGATTATGAAGGTGGAAATTTGTGTTTTAGAAATCCAGATGGATCAGGAGAATGGGAAATAGATGTAAAACCAAATAGAATGATTATTTGGCCAAGTACTTTTTTATTTCCTCATACGGTTAAACCAGTGACAAAAGGAATAAGATATTCAGTAGTAGCATGGGCCCTTTAAAAGAATTTAAATATAAGTTAATAAAAAATTTCTTAACTAAAGAAGAGATTAAATTATTAACGGATTACTGTAGAATGAAACATAGATTAAATTTTGATTCTTTTGATTGTGATATGAATGATAATGGAGACACATTTTTTTATGGAGACCCATTAATGGAATCTTTAATGATTAATAAATTAGAATTAATGCAAAAAGAAACAGGATTAGAGTTATTATGTACTTATGCATTTTGGAGAATGTATACAATAAATGCAGATCTAAAAAAACATAGAGATAGAAAATCTTGTGAGATAAGTGTTACTGTAATGATTGGTTCAGATGGGACTCCTTGGCCAATATATATGAATGGTGTAGAAATTAACATGGAACCTGGAGATGCTACAATATACCTAGGTTGTGAAGTAGAGCATTGGAGAGAAGAATTTAAAGGAGATTGGCATGCTCAAACATTTTTACATTATGTAGATAAAAATGGTTCAAATAAAGAATGGTTTAAAGATAAAAGATTATTATATGGAACTCCAAAACAATAATTTAGATTTTAAAAAAGGTGTTTGTTTAGAAAAAATTGTAGAGAGAAAATGCAATATTGTAATTGGAGAAATTGACGATTTTGAATTAATAGATTCTTTAATAGATATAGCAAGGAAAAAACCAATAAGTGACAAAAAAACTAACGTTGTAGGTGATAGAACTGATTTTACAAGTTTAAAAGATGAAAAAAAATTTTATGAGTTTTTAGAAAAGATTAAAACTTCAATTCAAAAAATATGGAAAACAAATTTTATTGTTTGGGAAGTTTGGGCTAATTTTTATAAAAAATCAAATAATGATTCAGCTAAAAAACATAATCATGCTGGATCTACTGCTTTTTGTGGTATTTTATATTGCACTGATGGACCTGGACCTGGAACTTATTTTAATGATTTTGATTTAAATATTAATGAAAAGAAAGGTAGATTTGTTTTGTTTGATCCAATTTTATTTCATGAGGTAAAACCTTATTCGTATGATAAAGAAAGAATTACTATTGCTTTTAATTTTAACGAAATAAAGGATTGGTATAAATGAAATTTAATCAACATGAAAATGGTTCTTGTGATATAGAATTTTCACTTAAAGAAAGGTGGATAATATTAAAAAGAGGAAAAATTCATTTATCTGATGAAGCATTAAAACATTTTGGAAACAATTTAGTTAAAATGGTAATGGATTGGCAAATAAAATTTAATCAAGACGTAGCCAAAAAAATGACTTATCAAGATACTAAAATAGAAGGAAAATGATTCCCAAAATCATTCATCAAACAGCATATGCTAATAAAGATGAATGGCATCCAATTTGGAAATATTGTCAACAGTCTGTTTTAAATCATTTTAAAAATTTTGAATATAAATTTTGGAATGATAATGATTTAGATAACTTTGTAAAAGACAAATATCCCCAAATTTATGAAAAATACAAAAATTTTCCAGGACATATATTTCAATTAGATTGCGTAAGATATTTATTATTACATCACTTTGGAGGAATTTATATTGATATGGATGTCTATTGTTATGACAAATTTTATGATGAATTAAAAGGAGAAGTTAATTTAGTAGAATCGATTGGTGATGAACTAGTTCAAAACTCTTTAATGGCGTCTGTTCCTAATCATTCTTTTTGGATGGATTGTTATAATTTAACTTTAAATAGAACAAAAACAATAAAATTAAAACCTAATCTAAATACTTTTTTTAAAAAAGAAGCTGATGAAAATGATAATTTAATAAGACTTATATCAGGACCATTAATGTTGTCTGATTGTGTAAAACAAAATAAATATTCAATATATATTCTTCCTTATAAATATTTTAATCATGAACCTTTATCTTATAAAAAAGAATTTAAAACTAAACATATGCAAAGCGGTATGTGGGGAAAAGAAATTAAAGATGGATTTTATTTTATTAGAAACAAGAATGATTCTAGTATTCCAATAGAAGAATATTATAAATACTCATATAAAATGAAAACATCCATAGATTTAGATAACTTTGATTTTTATAAAGATTATTCAAGTATTTAAAGTAAACGATATATAAGGTATAATGATTAATGCCATTAAAAAAAATACCCGTAGCCCCAGGCTTTGACAAACAAGATACTGCATCTCAAGCAGAAGGTCGCTGGATTGATGGAGATAATGTACGTTTTCGTTATGGAAATCCTCAAAAAATAGGTGGATGGGAGCAGTTATTATCAAGTACATTAGTTGGTGCTGCTAGAAATCAATGGATATGGGCAGATCTTAAAGGTAATCGTTATTCAGCAATTGGAACTGATAAAGTATTGGTTATTTATTTTGAAGGTGCGTTTTACGATATTACACCTGTTGATGCTATTCTTACAAGTTGTACATTTAATACATTAAATGGCTCTACATCGTTAACTGTTAATAAAGCTGGACATGGTTTATCTGTTGGAAGAATTGTTAAATTCACTGCAGTAACACCGCCCACAGGAACAACCGCAGCAGACTTTACAAATTTATTTGAAGTTAAAACAACACCCTCATCAAGCACTTTTACAGTCACTTTACCAACTGCATCAAGTGGAACTGCTAGTACTTCTGGCGCTGCCTCTTGCACACCTTACTTTGATTTTGGTCCGTTTGGACAAACTTATGGATATGGTTATGGTACATTTAACTGGGGTGGATTTAGTTCAACCGTTACTCAAAATCAATTGAATGGAGCAATCAATAATTCTGTCACAACTATTACAGTTGATTCAACTACAGGATTTCCTGCATCAGGAACTATCCTAATAGATTCAGAATTAATTACTTATGCTAGTTTAAGCGGAACTCAATTTTTAACTTGTGGTAGAGGTTCTAATGGTACAGCTGCAGCTTCGCATGCAGATAATGCAATAGTTTATGATGCAGCTACTTATGTCGGTTGGGGCCAAGCGTCTTCAATTCAAACATCTATAAGATTAGATCCAGCAAATTGGTCATTAGATAATTTTGGTGAAATATTAGTTGCAACTATGCATAACGGACCAACATTTACTTGGAACCCAGCATCTGCAAATCCTTTACAAACAAGAGCAGTAATCAATGCTTCAATGCCTCAAAGATCTGTTATGACTATAGTATCAGACAGAGATCGTCATCTTGTTCATCTTGGTACTACAACGACTGTAGGTGGAGCAGTTCAAGATAAAATGTTAATTAGATTTTCAGATCAAGAAGATTTTGAAGTTTATGCACCAACATCAACAAACACAGCGGGTACATTTAGATTAGATGCTGGTACTAAAATTGTAGGAGCTGTTAGAGCAAAAGATTACATTCTTATTCTTACAGATGATGCTGCTTATTCTATGCAGTTTGTGGGTCCTCCATTTACTTTCAGTATTAGAAAGGTTGGTTCTAATTGTGGTTGTTTAGGTCAACACGCAATAGTCTTTGCACAAGGTATTGTATTTTGGATGGGTGATTCTGGAGGATTTTTTGCATTTGATGGTACGGTTGTATCTATGCCAAGCTTAGTTGAAGATTTTGTATTTACAACAGGCGGCGATAACTTAGGTATAAACTACGATCAAGACGAAACAGTTTTTGCAAGTCATAATAGTTTATTCCAAGAAATAAATTGGTTTTATACAAAAGC